GGGTAATTTGAAGTATTCGGACTATAAAGGTACAACACAGGTAAGAAAGAATATTACTAGCATTGTATTAAGTAAGGCAGAACCCGAAAAGTTCAGAGCCACATTTACACAATCTATTCTTCTTAATAAGGCTTCTGCTGATTTAAAAAACTTGGACAAGGATAGAGGTGTCATGTATGTTGATGCCAGAGTTCTTGATTATGTCAAGGAAATCAATGGAGTGGAAATCAAAGGACAGTACCCTTATCCTAAACAGTTTGAGTACGCTTTCCCCGACTTAACTAATCAGGAACAGGTTAAGAAAATTATGGACAAGTTGTTTAAGGTCAAAAAGAATATTACTCAGGCAACGTTTGAGGGGCAGTTTGTAGAGGGTGGTGCTGTTGTTCAGGCAACACTTGATGACATTCCACAGGATATCAAAGACCTGATAGAGATGGGTATTTATACAGAAGAAGAAGCCCTGGCAAGATGTAGTTCTAGTGGTAATAGAGAACAGCACATGATACTTACTAAGCCTTTTGTTAGGTTGGTAGGTGATGACAAGATACCTGTTGTGCAGATTTTTGCCAATAAATACACAGAAGATGATTTGTATTTTGACATTCCTGATGTCGAAGATAACGCAGAAGAAAATGATAATGCAAAAGAAGACATAGACAATGAAGATGACACTGAAACTGATAGCAGTTCAAGTATGGATTGGCTTAACAATCTTTAATATTGCATTTATGGTCTTAAATTACATACAAGAAAGGTGAACGATATATGAAGTACGGTAAGAAAAACGAAATTAGAATTGACCCTTTGAAATACAATCTGATGTTGATAGGCGAAAGTGGTATAGGTAAGACCACAGTAATCAAGGAATATTGTGAAAAGTTGGCGGGTGAAGATGGGTATATGTTTCTCGAAATTGGCAAGGAAGATGGTGCTGATGCCATTAGCGGTATTAACTATCTTAATTGCCCTGAGTGGTCAGCCGATTACAATGAAGAAACCAATAGCATCGGTTTTGTTGATTTTATCGAAGATGTTGTTGAGAATAAGTCAACTGATTGGAACAACTTGAAAGTTGTTGTTATTGATACTTATGATGAACTGTTTGCTATTGCTGAACCCGAAGTAATTGATATGCACAATAGAGCTAATCCTACCAAGAGAGTGAATAGTGTTAAGGCTGCCTTTGGCGGATTTCAGGCTGGCGAAGATAAGACTATTGAGATTGTGCTTGATGCTCTGTGGTCACTTAAAAAGGTTGGTGTATCATTCATTGTAATTGGTCACACTAAGTCAAGAAATATTACTGATGCAGTTACAGGAGAGGACTTCTTGCAGCTTACTTCTAATATGCCACAGAAATATTTTAATGCAATGAAAACCAAGTCTCATTTCCTTGGAGTTGCTGCGATTGACAGAGAAATAGTTAAGGTTAAAACAGGCAAGAAAAATGTTGTTACTAAGGAAGATATTAAGAAGGGTGTTGTAAAGGGCGAGACTAGAAAGATTACGTTCAGAGATGACAATTATGTTATCGATAGCAAGTCTAGATTTGCTGATATTGTAGAGTCTATACCACTTGATGCAGATGCACTTATTAAAGCTATTACTGATGCTATTAAGAGCGAACAGCAGAAGTCAGGTCAGAGTTTCGCAGATGCTAAGAAGAAGCAGGAGAAATTGGAAAGAGAGTCCGAAAAGAGAATTGCCGAAGCAGAAAAAGCAAAAAAGGCAAAAGGTGAACTTGATGTTGTAATGTCTAAGATATTTGATTTCTTCGAGGAAAACAAGTCTAATCTTGAAATTGTTAAACCTGTACTTGATTCGGTAAGGCAATTGAACTATAAAAATCCAAAAGAAATAAATAAAATTGATGATGCTAACAAGATTTTGAAAATCATAGAAAATCTTTAATATCAAACAAGAAGTTGCCCACATAGCATTGGACTATGTGGGCAGGAGGTAGTTGTATGTCAAACACTAAATTAAATACAAATTATAAAGACAAAGATTGGAGAGAATTGTGTGAGTATGTTCACGATGTTGTTCTCGAATACGACAGTAACCAATCTTTGTCTAAATTTATATTTCTTCGATTGCGTGGAATGGCAACAAATAAATATATCGCTAACAATAAGATTGAAAGTAATGCGAATTATTCTTATATAGTTATTCTTAACACTTTTAAATTTTGTAAACTGGAAATCGAAAAAGCAAAACAGACCGTAAGTTTTAAATCGGAACAGCATAAGTTCAATTACTTTTGCACTATAGTTGAATCTAAAATAAATGATGTTTATAATAGAATGAGAGCATTAGAGAAAGCAATTGAAAAAAGTAACACAATTGATTTTGCTCAGATTTTGAATGAAGATAGAGCTAATTATCAATCTAAAAACAATACCAATATACATAAATTTGATGATATGTGGTAACAAAGAAAAGACAGGAGGTATCTAATGTGGCTGAAAAAAATAAAAAGCTAACACCATTTGAAAAAGAACAGATAGATACCGCTAAAAAAGTTTTGGAATATAAGACTGGTGCAGAAGCAAATGTTGTTTCTATAATTTATAAAGAGCCAGAATTATTATATAATACAAATCTTCAACTAGAAGATTTCCATGACAATGTATGGCGTGTGTATTTTGAAATTGCTAGAGAGCTAATCTTAGTTGAAAAGAAAAACACTCTTGATGAAATTACCATCGGAATGTTTCTCGAAAAGCACAATAAGCTCAAAGCAAAATATGAGGAATACAATGGATATGAAACTATTAAAGCAGCTACAGGATATATAAGTGTATCAAATTTCGATGGTTACTTAGCAGAACTGAGGAAATGGAATGCTGTTCTTAAACTTATTAAGAGAGGTTTTCCTGTAAAAGACAAACTGTCGGAATATACTGATATGACAGCAGAAGAAATTTACCATGAACTCGAAGTCTATCTTAATGATACGTTTGTCAATATAGACTCTGATGTTAAGAGTTATGACATCAGCGATGGCATATTTGAATTGATAGAAGATTTAGATGCTGGGTATCAGGTGGGGCTACCTTATGACAGCTTACCAACATTGACCAAAGAAACGAATGGACAGTGGCTAGGCAGCATCACATTGCTGGGTGGTCTGAGTAATATCGGTAAGAGTACCCTTGCTAGGTCGTTGGTTGTTCCTTCAATTATTAAGTACAAAGAACGTGTTGTAATTATGGTTAATGAGGACAGCTTGACTAAATGGCAAAGAGAAATGTTGGTTTGGATTTGTAATAACATTCTTAAATTTGACATTCAGAAACATACTGTTAGAGATGGCAAATACAGTCAAGAAGTAAAAGATAAGCTATATGAAGCAGCACAATGGCTTAAAGATAATACTCAGAATCACATGATTACTATTATCCCTTTTCAACAGTATCAAACGGCTAAAGCGATAAAAGAGATTAAGAAGTATGCTCATATGGGTGTTAAGTATTTTATCCTTGATACATTCAAAATGGATGCAGGAAAGGTTAGCGCCAACGCATGGCTTGAAATGCAGCAATCAATGGTTGATATCAAAGATACTGTAAAGACAGAAGCTCTTAACTTACATATTCTGATTACCTTTCAGTTAGAGAAAGGCAGTTCAGTAATGCGATATTATACGCAAAATAATGTCGGTATGGCAAAAAATATAGTCGATGTAGCTTCAACCGTCATTATGGTACGTGATGTATTTGAAGATGAATACACTGACGAAAAGAGAGCTTTAGAGGTATATAGGCTCGAAGGTAAAAATGGCAAGACAAAAGTACAGGTCAAGCTAGATAAAGACAAAACCTATCAAGTTGTTTTTGTGGTTAAAAATCAGGAGGGTGCTGCTAATGCGTATCAGTTGGTTGTCAATCACGATAAGTCCAGAAACATAATTAAAGAAGTAGGCATTACGAATATTATGCCAGACAGCTTCTAGGTGGTGAAAAAGTATGGACACAATATCGTTGAAAAAGTATATTCACAAAAATGATAAAGTGGAATTTATACTAGAACAAATCGGATGCAAAAACATTAAGTACCACCCATATAAAGAATATTATTCATGCTCTAATAAAGATGGCGACAATGCTTCGGCTGTCAATGTTTATAACAATGACTACTTGGGGGTAAAAAATTGGACTAGAGAAAAAGACTTTAATGATAAATCTGACATCATTACTTTAGTCCAGTATAATATGGACTTTGATTTTGTTCAAGCGGTAAAATGGCTGCATAAAATTCTAGTTTTAAGATATGAAAAATCGTCAAAACCAACAAAAATGAGTAATGTGAATAGTAATCCTTTGGCTATATTCGAGAAACATTTGGGCTGCAAAGCTAATGTTAAGGAGATAGAATATCTTCAAGAAAGCATTATGGATTACTATGTACCGTTACTTTATATTGGTTGGCTAAGAGAGGGTATTACTAACAGAACGGCTAAGAAATTTGGCTTGGCTTATTCGTATAGAAGAAATCGTGTAATTATTCCGATACATGATTGGCTGACAGGTAAATTAGTCGGTATCAACCAACGTACTGTTGTTGAAGATTGGGAATTGTTAGGTATTAAAAAATACTATATTACTCCTCATTACCAAAAACATTTAAACCTGTATGGCTTATATGAAAATTATGAAAGTATTAAAAAGGCTGGATATGTAGTGGTTGCTGAAAGCGAAAAATCGGTACTGAAACGTGATAGCTTATGTGATAGTACAGTGGTGGCTTTATCAGGGCATACGTTAAGTGATGAACAAGTTCGGATTTTAGTTGGGTTAAATGTGGAGATTGTTATTGCTCTTGATAAAGATTTACCATTACAAGAGACACAATATATGTGTGAAAAATTTTATCATATAAGACCTGTATCTTATATGTATGATAAATGGGATTTGCTTAAAGGAGAAAAAGATAGCCCGATGGATGCTGAGAATAAAATTTATAACTTTATGTTTAAACATAGAATTAAATATAATGAGGAAGAACATAAGAATTACATTAGGGGAATAAGGAAAGGTGGTAAAAAATGAGATTAACTAAAGAAGAACTGCAAAATGTAATGAAAAAAAACAATGTAGACCGCCTGTATTCATGGTCGATGATAAACACATTTATGATTTCTCCGTATTTGTATTATTTAAAGTATGTTCTACATCAAAAAGGTGATTTGCAGAACTGTGTTTATGGCACAATGGGTGGTCTTGCCCATGATATTCTTGAAAGACTATACAATAAAGAAATCAAGTATACTGATATGGATAATATATATGAAGATAGTTGGCTTACTTCTGTAACAATAGCAGACTTAAAGTTTGACCGTAATGATGAAGCTCATAATCAAAAGTTGGCTGATAATTATTATGCAAATCTTAAACACTTCTTTTCTAATCATTGTCCTATTCCCTACAAGGTAATGACTGAACGCTTCATAACAACTAAAGTAAATGATTACATACTTCAAGGATATATAGATTGTATTTTTAAAGATGAAGATGATTGTATTAATATTATTGACTTTAAAACATCTTCTATGTACAAAGGTAAGACACTTGAAGAACATTCAGGACAGCTTACAGTATATGCTTTGGGCGTGATACAAAGCGGTGTACCACTTGATAAAGTTAAAATAGCATTTAATTTTTTAAAGTATTGTACTATACAATATGAGCAGAAAAATGGAACAATCAAAACAAGAGATGTTGAGCGTAGTAAAATAGGAGAGTCGCTGCAAGCTAATGCTAAGATGTGGTTAAAGGCAACGGGATATTCAGAAGAAGATACGGACGATTACCTGATGCAGATGATAGATACGAATGGTATAAAGTGTTTGCCATCAGAAATACAGGCAAAGTATAAAATTACAGATTGTTATGTATACATACCTTTAACAGATGAACTGATAGAGCATTGGACTGATTTGATTACTTCCAACATACAGGATATTCTTGCCAGAGAAGAAGATTATAAAGAAAATCACAGTGACATGGCTTTCTATGATACAGAAGAAAGTGTTAAAGCGCAAAGCTACTATTTTAGCACTCTTTGTGAATACAGTACAAAATATCATAAGCCATATAAAGACTATTTAGAGAAACGAGAAAGCCTAAATACTGATTTATTTGGCGGTGTTGGTATTGACACAAAAGAAACAATGGTAACAGACACAAGTTTAGATTGGCTAAACGACATATAACTAACGAAAGGGAGAATAATAATGAATATGGATAGAGTAAAGATTGTGTTGAATATGATAGATGATATTAAGAATTTTGTTTATGAAGCATCGCAAGTAAGTTTTAGTAATCAAATAGACCTTGTGTCAGGGAGATACAGAGTGTCGGCAACATCATTGATGGGCGTTTTAAGTCTTGATACAAGTGAACCTATCACAATGGAATTTCCTAAAATGTTTAAGAAGATTATAATAAATAGATTTGGCAAGTGGATTATTGAAGAATAATATAAGGGTTGGTGATAGTTGTGGCAAAGATACATATTCATACTAAGTATAGCTTATTGGATGCTATTATAGAACCAGAAGAACTTGTTAAAAAATGTGCGGGGCAAGGAGACAAGGCTTTGTGCGTTACTGAACATGGTAATGTCTATTCTAATGTTGAACTATATAAACTTTGTAAGAAGTATGGAATCAAATATCTATACGGTTGTGAAATGTATATTTGCGATGATGTCAATGTTAGAGATAAAAATAATAAATATTATCATTTAGTTGTTATTGCAAAGAATGAAACAGGTCGTATTAATCTAAATAAGCTCGTTTCAAAATCATGCAATTATAAATATTATGGCAAACCAAGAATTGATTTTGAATTATTAAAAGAACATAAAGATGGATTAATTATTCTGTCGGCTTGCATGGCAGGAGAAATTCAACGTTATATTGCACAGAAAGAATATCAGAAAGCCAAAGAGACTGCATTAAAATATAAAGCTGTATTTGGAGATGATTATTATTTAGAGTATCAAAGTCATTCTGAACCAACACAGCAAATGTTAAATAGATGTATTGTTTCACTAGCGCAAAAACTTGATATAAAGTATGTAGTCACAACCGATGCCCATTACCTTAATAAACAAGACCAAAAGTATCATAATATTTTTGTACAGATTGGACAAACAAGAGAAGTTGGAGAAACTTATAATGATTGTTATGTTCAATCTGATACAGAGATATTAGAAATCTGTAAGTCTACAACACGAGAAGAAAACTTAATAGCCATTCAGAACACTAACGAAATTGCCGATAAGTGTAATGTGGAATTACCTTTGTCTGCACCTATTATGCCACATGTTCCTATCCCCGATGATTGCAAATCAGAACTTGACTATCTTAAACAGCTTTGCATAAAGGGTTGGTATGCTAAACATATTAATGAAAAACCTAATAAAGATGAATACAAGAAACGTCTTGCTTATGAAATTAACGCCATTGAGAAGATGGGGTTTGAGGGCTATTTTTTGTTGGTGGATAGTTATTGTAATTCTGTGAAGCGCAGAGGTATTGCTAGAGGTTCTGCTGGCGGTAGCTTAGTATGTTATTTAACTAACATTACTGACATAGACCCTATTGAATTTGGGTTGTATTTTGAAAGGTTTATAGACGTAGGAGCTTTGGAACTTTTGGCGCAAGGTAAAATAACTAAGAAACAGTTGAAGATTCCTGACGTGGATTCGGATTTCGGTAAAGCTGATAGAGAAAAAGTCTTGGAATTTGTTATTGATAAATATGGTAAAGATAGAGTTGTAAGCCTTGGTTCGTTTCAATATATATGGGCGAAAGGTGCGATTAAAGACATCGGCAAGGTACTCAATATTCCCTTTGAGATTACTAATGCTATGACCGCACAACTCGATAACGAAACAATAGGTGAAGCTCTTGAACTAGGATTACTTGATAGCTATAAAAACAAATATCCAGAATTATTTGAATATGCTAAACATTTGGCTGGATTGCCGAAGTCATTTTCTGCCCATCCCTGCGGTAAGGTCATCTCTATGAATGAGGTTGTATATTATAATGCTGTAGATATTAATGATGATGGGCTTGTTATATTACAAGGAGATATGCACACGGCAGATGACCTTGGGCTTATTAAAGCCGATTTCCTTGGTTTAAGAACCATAGATGTCATCTATGACACACTAGATATGATAGGTAAAGATTATGAATACATAGCACCTCATAACTTGAATTTCAACGATGAAAAGGTTTTAAAGAATTTTAGAGATGGTTTTACATCGGGAATCTTTCAGTTTGAGTCGGCTGGTATGCAAGGGACTTTAAGAAAAATAGAGTGTAACTCTATTTTCGACTTGACTGTTGCCAATGCTTTGTATCGCCCAGGCAGTATGAAGTATATTGATAATTATGCAAATCGTAGAAAAGGTGTGGAAGAATATGAGTTCTTACACCCTGACCTTGAACCAATACTTAAAGACTCCTATGGTATTATAGTTTTTCAAGAACAGTTAATTGAAATCGGTAGACTTGCAAATCTTTCCAATCCTGATGAACTTAGAAAAGCGACAGCCAAAAAGAAAGCAGAGCTGCTTGATAAAATTAAGCCTGAGCTGTTTCATGGTTTATCTAACCGAGGTTGGACACAGGAACAACTTGACTCTCTGTGGGAATCAATGCTTGATTTTGCTAAGTATTCGTTTAATAAATCTCATGCTGCGGCTTATGCTATAATAGCATACATTTGTATGTATTTAAAAACATATCATCCTAGAGAGTTTATGTGTTCGTGGATTAACTCAGTAAGTAATAATATCGACAAAATATCAGAATGTATCATAGAAGCTAAACGTTTAAACATTCCTATTTATTTAGGTAAATATAATGATTGTTCTTCGACCACTGTTATTTATAAAGATGGAATTATGATGGGGACAAATACGTTTAGAGATTGTAACAAGCAAGTTGCCATCGAGCTTATGAGTCTTGGCACAATTAAAGGTTCGTTTGTTGATGTGCTTGATGCAATTAACGATAAAAACTTATCTATTGATACACCTCAATTAAAAACTGTTATTGGTTTAAATTTCTTCTCTGCTTTCGGAAATAATCAATATCTTTTATCTTTATATCAAATTTATAATGGCATAAAAGAAAAAAACAAAACAATACTTCCTGCATTTAGAACTTGTAAGCAAATATCTAAAAATAAAATTTTGTCTTATGCACAGTATGGTATTAGTGATTTATTAATTAAAAAATATGCTCACAAAGAAACAGCAAAACAATACTCTGAAATAGATAACATTGGATTGCTTAATGAGTTCGCTACTAATTATTTGAAAAATAATTCAATGAGTTATCGTGAGCAAATAAAATTTGATTTAAAAGTTTTAAATTACACCTTAACAACATTTAATGCAATTGATAATGATTTATGGATAGTCGTAGGATTCAAAACATATAAAGATGTCACTAAACCATACTTATTATTACACAATGTAAATACAGGCAATGAACTTAAAACCAAAATAACCAAAGCAAGTGTATATAAGAAAAATCCAATCGGACTGTTTTCTATGATTCATGTAAATCAATTTGTCGAAGAATTTAAACGAAAACAACAATTGGTCAATGGCGAATTAAAATGGGTTTCAACAGATGAAACAGAATTAGTTTTAGAGAGTTATGAGGTTAGGAAAGAATAATGAGGTGAATAGATTGGGTGCTAAGTTAGAAACAAAAATAGAATTTGTTGGTCGTGTTGTAAGAGAGGTATGGAATAGTGATAGTTTTAAGGTCTATGCGCTCGATGTTGACAGCAACACTTATCCTGATTTAAAGAAAAGTAAGTGGAATAATGTTGTAATTAATGGCGACATTCCTTGCTTAGAGCAGGGAATTGAATACAACATAATAGGTATTGAACAGGAAACTAAAAACGGTTGGAGCTATAAAGTTGTCAATATTAAAAGAAATGAACCTATTAGCGCTAACGATATGTTTATATTCTTGTCGGAAATACTAACAATTAGTCAGGCAGAAACTTTATGGAATGTATACCCTGACATAGTACAAAGAGTAAAAGAAAACAGACTTGATGATATTGATTTTGATAAGCTAAAAGGAATAAAGGAAAAAACTTTTGAAAAGATTAAGCAGAAGATAATTGATAACTTCTGCTTGTCTGACTTAGTTATTAGCTTTCAAGGTTATCTCAGCCTCCCGATTATTAAACGTATTTATTGCAAATATACTTCTATTGAGGTATTAAAACAGAAACTCAAAGAAAACCCTTACAAATGTTTGTGTGGTTTGGCTCATACTGGTTTTAAGACAGCAGATAAGACACTTCTTGAAATTGAAAAAGTTTCTAAGGATAACATAAAAAATAACAAGCCACCAATTATTGAGTTTGATTATGAACTTAAAAGCAGTATGCAAAGATGTTTGTCCTCTATCATCTATTTATTAGAGGAGAATGAAAACAATGGTCATACCAAAATGAATTTAGCAGAGTTAAGAAAAGAGTGTATGAAACTTGTTCCTGCTTGTGCTGATAAATTTACAGAAGCCATCAAAGATAAATCAATATGGTATGATAAGTCAACTATGGATTGCGCATTGTCTAAAACGTATGACACAGAAGAATATATTGCTAAACGTATTGTTAGTGGCTTAAATGATTTTCAGGCTATGTGGACTTTTAATATTGAGAAATATAGAACAGTTAATGGTTGCCAACTTTCGGATGAACAAATGAATGTTTTAAGTAATCTATGTAATAATCAAATATGTGTACTTAATGGTTCAGGTGGCACAGGCAAATCGTTTTCTACGCAAGCAATTATTAATATGTTGGAAGATAATCATAAAACCTATCGTTTGTTTTCTCCCACAGGCAAGGCTGCGAAAGTTTTGAAAGAATATACACATAGACCA